TTGCAGGTTACTCACGGCAGCGCGTTCTGCAGTCAGCAAGCAAGTTACGTCAGAGTGGTCGTGTGGCTCACCGTTGTGAAGGGGATACACGCAGACATTTCCCGCGCCTGACTGAGAGAGCGCAGGAGGCGGAACCGCAACCAGTTCGTGAAACCAGACCTGTGCGCAATTTCTATGTCGGCACTAACGACCCGCGGGAGATTTTGTGCCTGACCCGCCAGGCGGAAGAACTGGAGTCCAGGGGCTTATACCGTCGTGCTGCAACGGTGTGGATGGCGGCATTCCGTGAAAGCCACTCCCAGCAAGAGCGAAACAATTTTCTTGCGCGTCGTGAGCGGTGCTTACGGAAAAGCAGCAAGCGCGCTGCATCGGGTGATGAGTGGTATCTGTCAGGGAATTACGTGGGGGCTTAATGACGACGTTAACTCAATGCCAGCAGCAGGTGCTGGATATGCTGATTTCTTATCAGAAAGAACGTGGCTTCCCGCCAACCAATCAGGAGGTGGCAACCATGCTGGGATACCGTTCAGTGAATGCAGCGGTGGAGCATCTTCGCGCACTGGAGAAAAAAGGCGTCATCACGATAAAGCGTGGCGTGGCCCGGGGCATCACGCTTCATACCGCGGTGAAGGACGACGACAGCGAGGCGGTCGGGATTATCCGCTCACTGCTTGCCGGTGAGGAAAACGCAAGGCTGCGTGCAACCCACTGGTTACATGAGAGGGGCCTGAAAGTATGAAGCTGATCCTGCCTTTTCCGCCCAGCGTGAACACGTACTGGCGACACCCCAACAAAGGGGCGTTTGCTGGTAAGAGCCTGATAAGCGCGGCGGGGCGAAAATTCCAGAGCGCGGCGTGCGCAGCAATAGTTGAGCAGTTACGTCGTCTGCCGAAACCAACGTCGGCACCTGCTTCAGTGGAGATCGTGTTGTTTCCTCCGGATAACAGGATCCGCGATCTGGACAACTATAACAAGGCGCTGTTTGACGCCCTGACCCACGCGGGGGTGTGGGAAGACGACAGTCAGGTGAAAAGAATGCTGGTGGAGTGGGGACCGGTTATCCCGGAAGGGAAGGTCGAGATCACTATCAGTAAGTACGAGAAAACGGCGGGTGCAGCTGCCTGATTAAGAGGGGAAACGAAGTATGAATAATCTGATGGTCATTGATGGTATTGAAGTTCGTCGTGATGCTTATGAGCGTTACAGCCTGAACGATCTGCATCGCGCAGCAGTAGCATCTGGTGCAAATGCCAGAACCAAGGAGCCAGGAAAGTTTCTTTCCAGCCAACAAACTGTTGATCTTGTTCATGAATTAATCAACACCCAGAATTTGGGTGTTGACCCAGTTAGTGTGATTCATGGGGGAAATGAACGGGGAACGTATGTCTGTAAGGAACTGGTGTATGCCTATGCAATGTGGATCAGCCCGTCATTCCATCTGAAGGTGATCCGTACTTTCGATATGGTAACCAGCGCGCCGGAAAAGTTATCCGGACAGGCTGCTGACAAGATGCAGGCTGGCGTGATTCTGCTGGACTTTATGCGCCGGGAGTTAAATCTGTCTAACTCATCTGTGCTTGGGGCCTGTCAGAAACTCCAGGAGGCTGTTGGCTTACCGAATCTGGCACCGCGTTATGCCATTGATGTTCCTGCTGACGCGCCTGATGGCTCAAGCCGCCCCACGCTGTCACTGAGTGCACTGCTGAAGCAGTATGGTATCCGCCTGACGGCTAATCAGGCATATCACCAGATGGCGAAGCTGGGGATCGTCGAACAGCGCGAACGATACAGCCGTACAGCGATTAACAACATCAAAAAATTCTGGTCGCTGACGGCGAAAGGCTGCATGTTCGGCAAGAACATCACCAGTCCTGCAAATCCGCGCGAGACGCAGCCGCATTTCTTCGAATCCCGATTCACTGAGCTGTTAAAGCTGCTCGATACCGTTCATTGAGGTGACCGTGAGAGCACTACTGACCCCTGAAATTGCCCCGCGTATGGGGATCGTATTGTTCAGGCCAGGTTCAGAGCTGATGCCCCTGTTTATGCAGGGCCGTGTTCTGCTGGAGCCTGAGCCGGAGCGTTATTCATCTTTCGCCAGTGGTGCCGTTCCTGCGGCATCACAACCGCTGGCGGATGATCCTGCCGTTCTGGCCGTGTTCCGTAATGAGGCAGTGATTCGTCGTGCTGGTGGGGTGGAATGTCTTGAAAGCTGGTTACTTCGTGAAAAAGGCTGCCAGTGGCCTCATTCCGACTGGCACAGCGAGAACATGACCACAATGCGACACGCGCCGGGCGCAATCCGTCTGTGCTGGCACTGCGATAACCAGCTTCGCGATCAGTTCACGGAACGGCTGGAATCAATGGCAACGGATAACTGTGCCCGCTGGGTGTTGTCTGTTGTGCGTCGGGATCTCGGTTTTGATGATAGTCACGTTGTGACAATGCCGGAACTGTGCTGGTGGCTGATTCGTAATGATCTGGCAGATGCCTTACCGGAAAGTGCAGCCCGTAAGGCACTGAGATTACCGAAGCCTGTTGTGCCGTCTGTCACCCGGGAAAGTGACCTTGTGCCTTCGGTTCCTGCCACCAGCATCATCCAGGATAAGGCGAAAAAGGTGCTGGCGCTGAAAGTGGATCCGGAGTCGCCGGAGTCTTTTATGTTACGCCCAAAACGCCGCCGCTGGGTTAATGAAAAGTACACGCGCTGGGTTAAGACACAGCCGTGTGCATGTTGTGGAAAGCCTGCTGATGATCCCCACCACCTGATAGGTCACGGTCAGGGTGGAATGGGTACAAAAGCGCATGACCTCTTTGTGTTGCCTTTGTGCAGAAAGCATCACGACGAGCTGCATGCGGATACCGTGGCATTTGAAGAGAAGTATGGCTCCCAACTGGAGCTGATATTTCGTTTTATCGATCGCGCGCTGGCGATTGGTGTGTTGGCCTGATTTGGTGGAGAAAGTTGATGCGTGATATTCAGATGGTTCTGGAGCGTTGGGGAGCATGGGCGGCGAGTGATAGTTCTGGAGTAGACTATTCGCCTATAGCTGCTGGGTTTAAGGGGCTTCTTCCCTACACAAGCAAAACACGTCAGGCTTGTTCAGATAGTGATGCATTAATTATTGAAGGTTGTCTTGCTCGTCTAAAGCAAAAAAAGCCAGATGAGCACTCGCTGCTTGTGGCACATTATTTATACAGAATATCCAAGCGTAAGATTGCAAAGGTGCGTGGAAAGGATGAAAAATTGGTACGCATAGAAATACAACTAGCCGAAGGATTTATTGATGGTTGCCTTTCAATGTTGGATGTTAACCTTGAAATGGACGCTTAGGGTTGCACAGGTTGGCCCCATATGAGGCCAACCTGTCACAAGTGGGGGAAGATTTTTCGTAACACTAACCAACACCTTCCGAAGGTATATAGCGAAATTATAAGGGAGGATAAGCCTAACAGTATGAATAGGAAATCAATAGGTTTGCCCGCAACAATAACATCATCTGGTAGAAACATCGCTATCAATGGAAATATACATGCGACGATGAGAGTTAACCCTGTTGAAAGTAATCGATTTACCAGAGTTGGTAACACGTTGTTTTGCTTAAGGGCATTAATTGCTCCTTCCTTATCGCTGTTTGCACTACTAAATATAGATATTGCAGCCAGAACAAAACCAAACAGGATGCCTGATATAGTCGAGAGCACCCCCGCTGTTGTGAGTACGTCAGCATGCTTCATCGGTTTAAACAGTTTTGTCGCTGCATAGGTCAACAGAATCCAGAGGACGCATTTCCAGAGAAAAGTGGCTAATTCTCTCATTGTGTCCTCCATGCTTGGTTATTAGTCTCTGCTAGCGAGCTCATACTGTGCAAGATAGTTCGCGTTATCAATTTTAGCAGATATCATCGCCGTTCTGATATCAGAATCGGATGGATAACCGCTTTTGACAATGATTGTCTTTGTACTGACCAATACTTGGTCAAGTAGACTTTTGGGCGTTCTATTGGATGGCTCTGTTACATCAATTTTTTTAATTTTTAGACCTCCAGAACCTTTTGGAAAAAGTTCAAGTAGTTCCTTAATAGCATCGGTGACAGAAGTTTTTAGATAGTTAAAACCTTGTTTTTTCGGGCGAATCCGACCTCGCATATTTAATCTTAGATGCGACCCGCCCATACCAACAACCATGTCAATAATTTCATTAGCTAAAGGGTTTTTAATCTTATAATTAGCTTTGTTAAAGTTTCTTGGAGCAGCAACTATAAGATCGAAACTACGTAGGATATTTCCGTCCTCAAGCAGTTCCTTCATGCTCTCTTGTTTCCAAATGGCTTCAAAAGTGACGCTTTTTAAATCAGTTTTGTTATACAAAATGAATGCCAGATCATTTACTTTGGGCCCTATATGGTTGAGGGTCATAGCTAATAAATCCGTTTCGTAGTAATAGATAAAATATGTTCTTTCAACTACAGAATCTTTATCATTTAAAGGAATTGTTCTCTCACTACCTGTAGCATCCTCGATGAACGGTAGTAGGCATTCCCTTCTCCACGATACGTAACCAAAGTAACATTGCAGTGTGGTATCTTTTTGAAGAATAACTAACTTTAACCCTCGATTTGGGGTGTCTGTTGTGTAAGTTATTGGAAAAGTTACAGTATCTGCTGTGGTCATTTGCTCAAAGGCTAGTTTTGCAGCAGATGTGCCATCTTTTTTGCTTCCATTACCAGTGAAAAAACCAACTCTCACTCGCCTAGTTTTATTCTTATTTTCTGTACTCATTATCGATCCGAAATAATTTTAGCAACCGTGTGAAAAATACAACAAAAAAAAGAGGAAATCATTAGCGCGGTCCGCAAAAAACATTGTAATCTGTTAAGAGTGGTTACTTCGCCACACAACTTAAACCCGCCGCTGAGCGGTTTTTTTGTACCTGTAAACCTGGTGCAGTACAGTAAACACGCTGGTGGTCGTGAATACTGGCTTTTTATCTTGCTGGCTTTTTAGACAAGAGTTATTGGTATGTCATGTTAACCAGAAGGGAAAAAACATGCTAAAACAGCAAGATATGACAGAAACCGCCGCCGCAGTCCTTCATTTCTTACCTGCTGACAAGTGGGTAACGCCACGCATGATGACGAGAACTACCGGAGTAAGCGAAGCCCGGTGCCAGTTAATACTGACTCAGTTAGTTCTGGCGGGTCTGGCGAAGGATAACGGCGGGTACGGGAATAAATTCAGACGCTGCCAGTAATGGCGGTTTCCTGCTGTGAAAATGGGCGGCTGGTGGGTGTTGGTAGCACCTGCCAGCCATTCGCTCATGCCTACTGGTCACAAGCGAACCACGGCCCACTGCTTTAGCGCAAAAGCAGAGTGAGCCTACCAGAGTTACGCTTACTGATCCATGAAAAATACTGTAAAAATAAACAGTGTTGATTTAATCAACGCTGATTGCCTGCATTTTATTCAGTCCCTGCCTGATGATTCCATTGACCTGATTGTTACCGATCCGCCGTACTTCAAGGTGAAACCCAACGGCTGGGACAATCAGTGGAAAGGGGACGAAGATTACCTTAAGTGGCTGGACCACTGTCTGGCCCAGTTCTGGCGGGTGTTGAAACCTGCCGGAAGCCTTTACCTGTTCTGTGGGCATCGCCTGGCATCTGATATTGAGATCATGATGCGTGAACGTTTCAACGTGCTTAACCATATCATCTGGGCGAAGCCGTCCGGACGTTGGAATGGGTGTAATAAAGAAAGTCTGCGCGCATATTTTCCTGCCACAGAGCGCGTTCTGTTTGCTGAACATTACCAGGGGCCATATCGCGGCAAAAGTGACGGCTATGCGGCAAAAGAAAGGGAACTCAAACAGCACATAATGGCACCGCTGATATCGTATTTCAGGGATGCTCGTGCCGAACTGGGTATAACGGCAAAACAAATTGCCGAAGCCACAGGTAAGAAAAATATGGTTTCCCACTGGTTTGGTGCCAGTCAGTGGCAGTTGCCGAATGAGGCTGACTACCGGAAGTTGCAGGCACTGTTTTCCCGTATAGCGGCAGAGAAATTTCAGGAACAACAACTGGAACAACCACACCACCAGCTGGTGGCATCTTATGATTCACTGAATCGCAAATATTCTGAATTGCTGGATGAGTTTAAAACTCTCCGGCGCTATTTCTCCGTATCAGTTTCCGTGCCTTATACCGACGTCTGGACGCATAAACCCGTTCAGTTCTACCCGGGTAAACATCCGTGTGAGAAGCCTGCGGATATGCTCCGGCAAATAATCAGTGCCAGTAGTCGACAAGGCGATCTGGTTGCTGATTTCTTATGGGATCCGGTTCCACAATAAAAGCGGCAATGGCGCTGGGGCGTCGGGCGTTAGGTGTTGAACTTGAGTCAGAGCGATTTAATCAGACGGTGAAAGAGGTAAGTGAACTGGTGGGGAAATAATTCTGGTGGCCACGTTGCGTGGCCTTTTTATTTCCAACACAGCACCCGCAAATATCGCGAGGTGAGAGATGACGAAATGCCTCATAACCCAAATACTTGGCCGGACTGGCTGGAGTTGTTTCAGAGCTGGTGGCGTGGAGATACGCCGCTGGGCGCAGTGATTATGTCGATTGTTATGGCTGGTTTGCGCATCGCCTATTTTGGCGGTGGTGGTGGCTGGAAGCGAAAAACGCTCGAGATTTTGCTATGTGGCGCTCTGACGTTGACCTTTGCATCCGCGCTTGAGTATGTCGGATGGCCTAAATCGCTTTCTGTTGCCATTGGTGGTGGGGTGGGGCTGATCGGTGTCGATGCTATTCGTGGGGCTGCAATGAGAGTAATCGGTAACAAGTTTGGTAGCTCGAAGGAGTAATTTATGCAGGTACTAAATTCCCAGCGTAAAGCTTTCCTGGATATGGTTGCATGGTCAGAAGGAACGGATAACGGGCGACAACCGACACGTAACCACGGTTATGATGTTATTGTCGGTGGTGGGGGGTGGAAGCAAAAAACGCTCGAGATTTTGCTATGTGGCGCTCTGACTTTGCCCTTTGCATCCGCGCTTGAGTATGTCGGATGGCCTAAATCGCTTTCTGTTGCCATTGGTGGTGGGGTGGGG